AGGTAATGTAACTTCACCTACTAGGTACGATGGTAAGCTACGTCTTAAGTTACACTTAGGCGCTAGTGACCAGATTGCAGATGCTGATCTAGTTAGTGAAGTACCTGAGTGGACCTCTAACCATAGACTGCAAGGTATCGCCTACGTCTATGCGCGTTTGGCATTTGATGCTGACGTATTTCCTAATGGTGTTCCTACAATCACGGCTAAGATTAAAGGTAAGAAGGTCTATGACCCTAGAACCTTAACTACTGTCTGGAGTGCAAACCCCGCCTTGTGTCTTAGGGATTACCTAACCTCTAGCACTTATGGTCTTGGGGAGTCTATAGATAACATTGATGATGTAGCATTTACTGTAGCTGCTGATGTATGTGAGAACTTGGATTACCCTACTCTAACTGGTGGTGACAAATTCTCTTGTAATGGTGCTTTCACTACTGCTGTTACCCCTTATGTGTTCCTGAATAACATCATGACGTCTATGGCTGGCACTATAGGGTATAGCCAAGGTAAGTGGAGAGTTAAACCTGCTTACTATACTACACCAGTGTTAGACCTTAATGAAGACGATCTTAGGTCTTCTATCAGTTTGTCCACGAGACATTCCCGTAGGGATAACTTCAACACTGTCAAGGGTACTTTCAAAGGTACTGAGACTAACTGGCAGGTGACAGATTACCCTGAGGTAACTAATGCTTTCTTTGTGTCGGAAGATAACAACCAAGTAAGTATTATTGACCTTGATTTACCCTTTACATCTTCTAGTGTAGAGGCTCGTAGGGTCGCTAGGATTGCTCTGGAGCGTAATAGACAGCAGCTAACCATAAGTGCATCTTTTGGTTTAAAAGCATTTAACCTCCAAGTTGGGGACATTATAACGCTTTCTAACACCCGTTTTGGTTGGACTACCAAAGAATTTGAGGTTACTTCTTGGACATTCGGGCTTACGGGTGAGAATGACCTACAAGTTCAAATGACACTAAGAGAGATTTCCGCTAGTGTCTTTGATGAAGTAGACGACGGTATTGTCTACTCTAGGGATAACACCACACTACTGTCGCCTTTTGAAGTACCTTCAGTAGGATTAACGGCAGAGCCTAGACTACAAGTCCTCAAAGAAAAACTAACCAACGTAGTTAAACTAACTGTTACATCAAGTGTACCTGAGAGTATTGATTATGTAGAGGTTCAGTTTAGGCTGTCAAGTGATGAGGTTTGGAATACTTTAGGTACTGGCTTGCTAGGTATATTTGAGCTTATAGATGCCCAAGCTGCTTTGTACGATTTCAGGGCTAGGGCTATCAATACATTTGGTATCAAGGGTGATTGGGAGTATTTGTTCAACCTAGACGCTGATGTACCTGCACCTACCATTAGTGATGTTACGGGTACAGCTTCTGAGGTTACTGGTGGTAATACGCTCTTAGATTGGAACCCAGTACCTGACCCAGACTTGTCATTCTATCGTGTAAGACATGCGGTAGAAACTACAGGAGCAACTTGGGCTAACTCTACCACTGCTGTAGATAAAGTACCACGTCCTGCATCTTCTGTAGCATTAGCCTCTAGGTCTGGCACCTATATGATTAGACCTTACGACAAAAACCAGCTTAGTTCCTTAGGGTACTCAAGTGTCGTAATCCTACCTGAGGTGCTGGATACTTTTACTACAACCTTGACACAAACAGAAGACCCCACTTTCTCAGGCACTAAGTCCGGCTGTAGTGTCAACGTTAGTAATTACCTAGAGATTACTGATCCTTCTGTAGCACCATCAGAGGCTACTTATACCTTCTCTAACTATATAGATACTGGTAGCGTTCGTAGGGTTAAAGCTAGGGTAGATGCTGCTGTCATTCGTGTCAATGAGGCTGGTAATGACTTTGATGGTCTACCGGGGTTGTTCGACAGTCTCACTGGTTTGTTTGATGACCTCTCAGGTGGGCAAGACTTCTCTGATACTAACCTAGAGTTCTACATCTCTACTACAGAAGATGACCCCGCTGGTGCACCTACATGGACACCTTACGTTAAGTTTAGGGTAGGTAACTATTATGGTAGGGCTTTCAGGTTCCAAGTAGTACTAAAGAGTTCTTCTGATAATACTACACCTAATATAACCAGCCTAGATGCTATCGTAGAGTATAACTAACATGAAAACCCGAAGGAGTTAATATGTCACAAAATGATTATGTGATTGACAACCAAACCACACCGTTATTTAGGACAGATTTGAATGCTGCACTACAAGCTTTAGCCTCAAATTCTTCGGGTTCATCTGCCCCTGTTACTACCTACGCCAACATGATGTGGTATGATACTACCGCTAACATTCTAAAGATGCGTAATGAAGCTGACTCTGCTTGGATTAACTTAGGTACCCTAGATCAAGGGGCTAATACTTTTGGCACCACTAACGCCACAAACCTTACTGGCACTAGTACCTCTAATATCCAAACAACGGCACTAGCAACAGGCACTGCCAACACTACCACATTCCTAAGGGGTGATAGAACTTGGCAGGTAGTAAGTACGACACCAACAACAGACCAAGTGTTGACTGCCACCGCTGGTGCTACTGCTGGTGCCGTTGGTACATATATCATAGCGTGGAATAATTCTACTACTGATATTTTACAAGGTAACACCATTGCGGGGTCAAGTATTTATTACAACGTTAGTGTAAGCTCGATAAACTCATTTCAGACGTTGACACAGGCATCGGGGTCTTCAAACATACTTGCCAGCGCAGGGCTACCTTTGTCTGGAACATGGCGCGCACTTACAGCTTGCCCCGGCAAGCTTCAGGATGGTTCAACTAATTGGAACTTTATCCCTACTCTTTGGCTAAGGATCAGTTAAATGGAATTTAGAAACCCCGCATATAATGCCTCTGGTACTATTGACTGTGAAATTAACCACCCTACTTATGGTTGGATACCCCACACCATCCCTGCTAGTGAAAACCCTGACCTACAAGCTAGGGCAGTTAAGGCTAACCCCACCCCTTATGTATCACCTCCTGCACCAACTCAAGAGCAAACTCTAGCCTTAGAACGCCTAAACATGACCTGTACACCTATGCAAGGTATCCTAGCTCTTGGAGAAACACAATGGAACACTATCCTAAACTACCGTGACACCCAAGCTACTTGGGCAGAGAAGGTTATTGTAGATGGCGCGCAGACTTGGGTACGTAACTCACAGAACATCGCCTTCTTTCAGTACCTCTTAGGACTAACAGATACCCAAGTAGATGACCTGTTTCGTGTAGCAGAAACCATAGAGGCTTAACCATGGCAGGTAATGGATTAGGACCAAGGTGGCTACCCAAGAAACTCAGAGAGTGGATTACTGATCTAGGTAAGATATTCTTTAAGGAAGCTGCTTGGGAAATCCATGATGAAAGCTATGCAAGAGGCGACCCTATTCGTAGTGAGTGCGATAGAGGCTTCCTAAGGGCCATGCTTAGGGACGCTAGTGAGACTACCTCTACAGGTAAGATACTAGCTTGTTGCCTCTTAGCGTGGCTCCTGTGGGCTTTGGTAAGGCTACTAGGGTGGATGACCTACAATAACTATAAAGGAATACTATAATGGCTTTCAATCTATCCCTTAGGAGCAGACAAAGGCTCTCAGGTGTAAACCCTAAGCTAGTGGAGGTAGTCAAACGGGCTATTGAGATTAGTGAATCTGACTTCTTTGTAGGAGAGGGTATCCGTAGTCTAGACCGACAGCGTAAGCTAGTAGCTCAAGGGTTCTCTCGGACTATGAACTCTAAGCACCTCACAGGTGACGCTGTAGACCTACACCCTTTCCCTTACAAGGGAGATCACGATGGTGATGGCGTACCTAATAGCGATGACTTTGATGCTTACAAGCCTATTGTAGATGCCATGCGTATTGCTGCTGAGGAACTTGGTGTACAGATTACTCATGGATACGATTGGGGTTGGGATGCACCTCACCACGAGATTAAGTCTAAAGGGAAGAAATGACCATGAGTGAAGAGCCTTGGCACTTGAGTAAGAGCGTACCTATCAGTTTCATCCTAGCTATCTTCCTACAGACCATAGCACTTATCTGGTTTGTAGCTACACTTAGGAATGATGTAGACAATAACAGCTCTAATATCCTTAGGTCGGAGATTAAGGTAGAGAGCCTTAGTGACATAGTTCACAATCAATCTATCATGTTGGCTAGGATAGATGAGAACCTAAAGGTCATCAGAGATGCTATCGAAAAGAAATAAGACCTACAAACGAGAGGTAGCCTTATTCTTACTGATCTTCTTTTGCTATGTAGTTTATGTAGGTAACATTGGTATGGTAGA